GGGACATACTGATGGGACAGTTGAAGGTTGTCCCACTGATGAGTTGTTTGCTAACCATGAGGATTGGGCTTTCGTAGAAGATGGGACACAAGAAGCATAACAGCTTTGTCCCACCCCTCTTGTCCCATCGCAAATCTAAGTTATAACAGAGATTAAAGCGTTTGGGACATTTCGGACGCTATCCCCCCGCGTGAGGCACATGGAAAAAGACCCCAGAGACATAGTTATAGAGAATTTAATGAAAGAAGTTAAATTTGCTATGACAAGAGATATTGTTACTATTACCGAAAATTTAAAAGCATTCAGAGAAATACGAGCTGGAAAGCAAGCAAAACGCAAAGCTAAACGAGTTGCCTTTAATAATCGGTGGAGAAAATCTGACACTCCTATAACATGGTAGTATAATGAAAGAAACGCTAGTTTATGACACC